ACAATGTTAGTAATGTAGATGATACGAAACAAAGAAAACAAATAATAGACGATTAGGAAAACTACCAACATCGATTGTGGTTTTAGAAGTACAAACATAAAAGAGAGATCAAAAAATTGAAAGAATGAATTCTTTGAATCAAACCAGGGTGTTCTGCACTCTCGATGGAAAATTTTACAATGTTAGTAATGTAGATGATTCAAAGCCTACCTCATTCCCGTCTGCATGGTTTGAAGCAAATCGCGGTCAAAAACCCAAGTTGAATATTATGAAGGATGTTCCATTATCCAAATTAAGGGCTCTGATGTTATCCAGTCCCACTAACCCCAAGGTGCCAGTCATTGCTGTTGTCACTTACCTTTATCTTGTTCTAAAGGAAAGAAAGACAATATGTCCTGATGATTGGTCTTCTTATAATACCTCAATTTGTTCAGCCAACTCTCAAATTTCTCCCTTTGATCTGGTCACAATTGGTGAAATCGAAGCAATTGAACTTGATACAGTTGTAGAAAGGGATCTTCCGAGTGGGGCTGATAAATGGATAATTATCATGGTGTTATCGATTTATCGCCTGGAAAGGGCAAGAGAGCCAGCTTATGAGGCAACCCTTATTCGCAATATTACCAATCTAATAAAAGCATGTGGATGCACTGAGCCGCCGAACTTAACATCATTATTGCGGCTCCACCTGAAGTGGGCCAATGACCCAGGGTTTAAGACAGCTGTGGCAGCTATAGATATGTTCTACTATCGATTCGAAAATGACGAATGGGCAGACATTAGGATAGCCACAATTGGATCCCGGTTAAAAGACTGCTCAGCAATTCAGAGTCTGACTCAGACTGCTTCCATTGCCGGACTTAGTTCCACCCACGAAATCATATACTGGATAGGGAATGTTGCCGTTGGAACGGAATTCAGCAAGATGTCTTCATCAGTAGAAGAAGCCGGAATGCTCTATTCTTATTTTCCATACCAAGTTGACTTCGGATTGGTAACAAGAAGTGCATATTCTGCCAGGGTCAATCCTGCTTTACATACGTGGTTGCATATAATAGGTATTTTCTTTTGCAATTCCAGATCCTTGAATGCAAAGTTCTTTCTAGAAAAGGATGTTGCCGGAGTAATTCGCAGTGCACAATGGGTAGGTTATGTACTGTCCAGAGGGCAGCATTCAGGTAGAATCTTTGTACCAGCAGATAGGCCGGAACAAGATATGGTTGATGAGTGGAATGAAAACCAGCAAGAAGCCACTGATGCAAATGAAGGAGTAGAAGATTTGACTCTGGGGGCTATATCGGATACTGATCTCACCAGGGAACCTTTATCTAACAACCCATTCGAATGGTTCTCTTACATGTCACATCGAGACTATAAATTAACACAGTCTATGAGAAGCAAAATAAGATCTGTGCAATCTGAAATTGTAAATCCAAGACCCGGAACTATTGCAGCAATGGCACAAACATCTCTCTTCTATCATGAGTGACCAAGATGATATCAACATAATAGTATTGCGATTGGACTCTGTATTCCTAACAACGATCTAATTACCAAAAAATCCATTTACTCTTTAAAAACACACCCTATTAAAAGCCATCATACTTTATTTACCCCAAATCATGAAAAAAATTAACATGGAAAATAACAACACGACCAAAATGAATAAAAAGACTCCCAATAAGAGCCAAAGCAAAACACGCTCAACCAAGCAGCGGGAAATTAATCCACCGCTACTACAACAGTTCGGACCCAACACTCCCCAGGACCCAAAGAAGTGGTTTGATGAGGCTCAGTCCAGACCGGGAGAGATGTTAGAGAATGTTATGAAGACTCTAGCTAAGGACGGACCAAACCCTGAAGCAGAGATTAGGGAGGAGGATTCTGGATTTCTAAATCCCAACATTCCGACTGGAATTATTGATGATCCAATTGAATGCATGGCAGTCGGAGCAGCCGCATTGCATTTATCTGAATTCCCTACTACTTCCAAAAGGGGTCGAGAAGTCAATACATACAAAACTGCGGAAACACACCAATATGTAACTGCAGATTTAATAGAAAACAAATTCCAAAATGGGCAATCCTATGATTCCGACAACTTTCTCATGATCTTTAAGAAATTAAAAACTAATATGGGTGACACTGCGGACAAGTATTTTAAATTGACAGAAGGTGAGGGAGAATGGTTGATTACCTTAAAAAATCCCTATCCATCCCCTGAGCTTAAAAGGCAAAGGCAGACTGAGTGCATTCCCACATCGTCAAAACAAACTAAGGTCATTTTTCCGGATGAAAACACTAATCAGGGAGCATCAGAGACAGAGATTGTCAACCCACTATTGGAATCATACCTGAAGTTCCTTACCCCGGGACTGACTTTAAAAAGTAGAGAATATGGATTAGGCTCTTTAAAGATCTCCTTAGGATCATTTAGTATGAGGGAAGAGGATGTTAGAGCTTACTTTGTAGGCAAAGAGATTCCAACCACTTTTAGAGCATTTGTGTATACTTTGGCCAAGTGTCAACCCAAGATAATTAGAGTATTGAATAAATATATAGTCCCGTTAAATGTTAAATCTACAGACTGATCCAGGCACATTCCAATAGACGAAACCCGGTGAACCAGTCCCAGGCAAAATCAATTCCCCTGATAAATACCTATATGAAAAAAACCAACATGTATACAGAAAATCTCAGCACAAATGGAGAGAAACACGGCAGGAATGTTTTTTATCCTAGCATTAGTCATCCCTCTAATCCATGGCAAAGTCTTGACCCTAACATGTAATGCTACCAATCCCGATATAGAACAGTACAACGAAGTTTATACAGAATATATTGGAGTCGTCAATCTAACTACACCCTTCCGATTAACACAATCTGTCACAGTCACATCTCAATTTAATGAATCCCATAACATAGTCTACAACCAAATTTGTGATGTGGGAGACTGGACTTTTTGGCAAGAAAGTTTGATCAGTCCTTCTGAGATTAAAGATGTGACCAAGCGTATCATTGCTAAGGTTTATTTGGGGCTCAGTTCCATACAGGAGGCCACACCTCACAACAAAGAGCCCTCCAAATTTCCAGAAGCAAACCTCTCTTCTGAAACTTTGCCTTCTCCCGATGAAGAAGAAGCCAATCTTGATCAAGCTATCTCTCACCCTTCACTTTTTCAACGAAGCCTATTGAAACTTCAAGGTACTCAGGCCCGGGGAGTTCTAGCAGAAATAGATCGAGACTTACGGTCCATGGATTGGTCAGATGATGATCCGAATCTTCCTGATAATTGGAATCCATCAAAATCTCTTTATTCTAGGCGTGTTATCCGAGCGATTCAAACTGCTAAAGATAGATCAGCTAAAAAGACTCTTAGAAAGAATGGACCACTGGTACCGGGGGATTATGCAGATTATCTGCAGACATTAAAGAAAAGATTGTATTCACTGGAAGTTAGATTTAATTCAACTTTGATCTTGTTTTACACAGCAGTAAACAATGGAATATTTGAACATTCATCACATTGCAAATACTTGAACAGTTTCAAGCATGTAATCAGATGTCTTCATGTTAATTACAATAGATTAGCCGGTTCCACTGGGTGGGAACTCATATTAACATTGTTTGGGGAATTGGTTGATAAAGAGGTTAAGTTAACTTTTGAAACAAGATTATATGATGACTTTCATACATTAATTAAGAAGAACTCCAACTGACAAACAACCTAAATCCATGTTGCGGGATCAGCAGCTGTGGGATGGTGGAATCTTTTGTTGAACCATAAATATTACTTGGGGGAAACATATCCTATGGAACATGAAAAAAACTAACACAGAATCTGATTCATAAGACAAACAAAAATAACATATCCGTGCACACCTCATTTCCAACAAATGAATCTAAAACAACTAATGTCATACGTCAAGAAGCCAGGCCACTCTATAAGACCCTCAGCTCCTCTTGTTTCCCGTGGATCCTTTTCTTCTTATTCTACTCACTTCAATCCATTCGATCTTCCAGAGTACGAAGCAGAAGACGGAAATGTTCATCAGGAAGAAGGGTTTATGTTGAACTGGCACCTTTTAGGTTCTTTAGAGGTAAACACCAATCGGCGTATTGAGTCATGGGATGATCTCCTAGAAGATTTGGATGTTATGTTAGATGAGTATTATGGAAGTACATACTACAAGGATGTGTTCATCATAATCTACTACTTATTTGGGACCCATCTTCGTCCTCACAAGAACAATAGTGGAAAGTATAAAACTTATAAGATTGAGGCTGATACTAGGATTGCAATAAATCACAAGTTTCCTCACGTATCACAAGAAAGCAGAGATTTTTCCTGGAACTACAAATCCAGATCTGACATCAGACTTTGCTCCATCACTTTCAAATGTTCCCTCAGACCAACCAGGCGACTTAGTACTCCTTATAAGTCCTTGTACGAGGTATGCAGTATACCAGGCTTATGTACACCTGATTTAGAACCTATACTGGCTCCTTATGGAATCAAAATCCAAAAGAATGAGTTCAATTATCTGTTTTACAAATCAGAAGACTCGAAGCTATCACAAATGTAAGGTGAAAAATGATGCATCACAGAGTAGAGGTAAGATTAAATTGAAATGAAAAGTAATCACCATGAAAAAAACATAACACAAAATCAAAACACCTATTTTCTTCTCTCAAACCATCAATATGTTGAAATTAATTTTTATTGGATTCACTATTACTTCCATAAATTGTCATATGATAGTTCTTCCAAGTAGATTCAATAATAGCTGGCATATCGCTCATTTTGATCAGATCCAATGTCCTTTCGGTGAATTAGACGTCCCTCCCGAGCTCGGTGAAAAAATAGGAGTAGAAATTATGAAACCGAGTTCTGAAATAATCTCCGATATACGAGGGTTCCTCTGCCATAAAATATCTTTACTAACAACATGTTCTTTCTCCTTTTGGGGAACCAGAGAGGTTGAATATGCAACTAAGACAGTTTCCATCTCTAAAACAGAATGTGAGTCAGCCATTTTCAACTATAAAATAAAAGGTCCAGAGATTTTTGAGCATCCGTCCTCTTTATGTATTTGGATGGATAAGAACACTGTTGAGAAAGAAGTTATCACAGTTGTAGATCACCCTGTTCATCTAGATCCATATAATATGGAGTTAGTGGATACAATTTTCATCAATGGACACACAAATATCTTCGAACCCTTATTCATCCATGATTCCTCTTATTGGATTTCAGAATCTCCCATACAAATAAGTCAATCATGTCCTGATTTTGAGATTTATACTGGTGTTTTATATAATACCAATAACGCCAAGATTGACGGATTTAGGCCTACAACCCGTCTGTGGACAAACCATTTCAGAACCTTTTCCTTTCAAGATGTCTGCAAGATGAACTTTTGCAACAAGACTGGAATCAAATTCCCAAATAACGAATGGCTGAAGATCAGAATCTCCAACTCGATTTCTCAAAATTATCAGTCTTGGACTCACAGTCTGCCAACTTGTGGTACTCCTGAAGAGATCAATCTTCCGAAATATCGGGATGTAGAGCAGCACACTGTTGAGTCAATTTTAGGAATCTTTTTCCATTCTAAATGTGTCGAGACAGTGAGTAGACTAAGGAATAAGCAGAGTATCACTCCTTTTGACCTATCATTTTTAGCACAATCTCATCCAGGAAAAGGTCTAGCCTATAGATTAGGGCCACATGGGCTCGAGTCTCAATGGACAAATTACATCAGAGCAAGACCATTGCAAAATCATACAGATAAGAATGTAATTGGGGAAACAACTTCTGGGGAATTGATAAAATTCCATGATTGGTATACGATAGGCAATATTATACATGGCCCCAATGGTATTATCCAAAAAGGGAATGTAACTCTGTTTCCTCCACATCAATCCTTGCGATCCCTCATTGATCAAGACATTACTCACACCATTGATCACTCCAGAATCCATGTGAAGATTCCAAGATATGTTCAAAATCACCAAGATATATCTGTCCTTCAAACCCATGGACCTACTGATCGAGTCAATGTAGGAGAGAAAATTACGGAGAAGATAACTGATGGGTTCCAACATGTCTCTAATGACTGGCAGAATTATCTCTTTTACGGAATCATTACTCTTACCCTTTTATGCATCATAGTTCCACTTTTAAAATTAATTGTCATGAGGTTTTTTGACTATCTAGTGTGTAGTGCTCAACCGCCAGACCAAAGATCTATCCCTTTAACCCACTCATCAGAAAATAGGATATCAAGACCTACAGCCCAATCCTGGTTCTAACAACACTGTAAAATCTAGCATGAAAAAAATCAACAAATGATCCCATTTCAGACCAACCCCAATCGCGGACAGCAAACAGTTCTTTAGAAGCCCCATCTTAAATCCTAATAGAAGAGATAATAGTAATGTCATTGAGTGATACAGAAGATGTTGATGTAGATGACCAGTGGCAGTATGAAGATTGGAATGAGTATTTTCCAGAACCTCCTTCTATGGAATTGCTGAATAACAAGGATTATTCCTTGAATTCACCGCTGCTTGCCAAAGAATTAAACTCATTCATAGAATATCTGCGCACTAGACTATCCTGGGATGATGATACACCCCCCAGTTGGCAAAGAATGAGTACAATACTCTCAACTTACATCAATCAAACTACCTTGATTGGCCCCGCGAAATTCCATAAATGGTTGGCCAATTTTAATCAGATTCATATCCCCCATTATACAGGATTTCAGAAGCTGATGAGTCATGTGACACGAGACGCCAATGAAACTGTAGAAGTTGTCAATGCCTTTCTGCGTGGTTGGTTAAAGAAAAAGTTTATGTTAAAACATCAAGATATCACAAATCCTGCTGTACTAAAGTGGGGTAGCTATTACTTAGAATTGCATATAGTTACTTTGCTTGTCAATGCCAATACCAGAGAAGAGAAAGAACAGATTTTAAGAAGGTTCAATGGGAAATTCTTAATTGAATCTGATTGGGAGTACGGCTCTGAATTGTCCTTGCTCAACTTTGGCAAAATAATTGTGGTTGAATCTGTCATCTATCTAGTGAACCATAATGTCATCTTAGATCGTAACATGCTGCTTATGGCAAAGGATATGTATGTAGCTCGTTTTCAGTCCTTGTTAAGTCTTAGGTACAGGGTGGATAACAAATATCCTTTGGACGTTGTAGATAAGTTGGAACGGTTGTACCTACTAGGAGATGAGGTTATTCGTGCTATTGGCGATGAAGGATTTGATTACATAAAACTTTTAGAACCGTCTTGCAATCTTAGGTTGACGGAGTTAGCTAGGGAATATAGACCGCTTATTCCAGAATTTCCACTCTTTAAAGAACATGTACTTAAATCTATCAACAAACTGAGCTCTGAGTTTGGTGTGGGAACGGAATTCTTTGACCATGTCTTGCATGAAGAAAGTGTAGAGGTTGTCCTGGTGTATTACAGTTCATTCAGGCATTGGGGACATCCCTTTATAGATACACTCGCCGGATTAGAGAAGTTATACACACAAGTTACATGCGAAAAAGATATTGATGAATCTTATGCCGAAATGTTAGCAAGTGACTTAGCTTATATTGTACTTGAAGACCAATTCAAGAAAAAGAAAAAATGGTTTGTCAACTTGGAAGAACTCCCACGAGACCATCACTTGTATCCCTTTGTCAAATCACAAACCTGGCCTACTGCCAATATTATTGAGGATTTTGGAGACAATTGGCATAAACTCCCATTGATTAAGGCGTTTGAGATCCCTGATGTTATAGATCCTTCCATTATATATTCCGATAGAAGTCATTCAATGAATAGAAGTGAGATTATCAACCATTTAAACAAGAATCCCACAAAACCAATTCCCACAAAAAAAGTGTTAAAAACCTTATTGAGTGAACCCGCTACTGACTGGAAAGAATTTTTAAAAGCAATTAATGATGTCGGATTATCCTGGGATGATTTGGTCATCGGACTGAAAGAAAAGGAGCGGGAATTGAAAACAGCAGGACGTTTCTTTTCATTAATGTCTTGGAAGCTGAGAGAATATTTTGTAATAACTGAATATCTCATAAAAACCTTTTATGTCCCTCTTTTTTATGGATTAACAATGGCTGATGACTTAGTTACTGTTATGAGAAAAATGCTCGAAACATCATCTGGACAAGGATTGGATAATTATGATGTGATCTATTTGGCCAATCACATCGATTATGAGAAATGGAATAACCACCAACGACAAGCCTCGACTGGTCCTGTATTTAAGGTGATGGGACAATTCTTGGGTTACCCTAATTTAATTTACAGAACACACGAATTTTTTGAGAAAAGCCTGATTTATTATGGATATTATCCAGAATTATTGAGTGTTGTAAATGGGGAAGTTGCAAATAATTCTGATAAACGAGTGTGCTGGAATGGCCAGGCAGGAGGGCTGGAAGGGTTACGTCAGAAGGGATGGAGCATTTTAAACTTATTGGTAATTAGGAGAGAAGGAGCTCATCGAAATACACAAGTGAGATGTCTAGCTCAAGGAGACAATCAGGTTATCTGCACCTTATACAAACTTCAGAAATATCGAACACAAGAGGAACTCCAAGAAAACATCCAGCGGGTGGTTGATAATAATAATGTGATATTAAATAGAATTATCAAAGGAACTGAGAGATTAGGATTGATTATAAATAGAGATGAAACAATGCAAAGTGCTGATTACCTGAATTATGGCAAGATTCCCTTCTTTAGGGGGAATTTGAGAAATCTTGAAACCAAACGATGGTCTAGAGTCACTTGCGTCACCAATGATCAAATTCCAACTTTGGCAAACGTGATGTCTTCAGTTACAACAAATGCATTAACAGTGGCCCATTATTCAGACAATCCTCTAAACACAATATTTCATTTTAATTTCCTCGGGAATTTTGTCCGACTTTTGATTGAAGGCCATAATCCTGCATTGAGATCTCCCTTGGTATCTCAGTTGAAAGTCCCTCAACATCTACAAGGACTAGGGTACAAAATTGCAACATTATACCTGGATCCTTCTCTTGGAGGAGTTTGTGGGACGTCTCTTACACGATTCCTGATTAGACAATTTCCAGACCCGATCACTGAAAGTCTTTCCTTTGCTCGGGTGGTATGTATAGGCACAGAATCTGATAGAATCAGAGAAATTATGATCGGATTCGGAAATATTCCACTGACTGTACCCATAGAACCAGATTTCAATAAACTAATAGAAGATCCATTATCTATAAATATACCCAAAGGGGTTAATGCATTAACCTTAGTAAAAAATGAGATCAAAAAGAACTTATTCAGGTCACAAGACAATATCAGAAACCATATAATACAGACAGCAGTGAAATATCTGGAAGAGGAGGAAGATAACCTATTGACCTATCTGTTGTCTATAAGACCTATGTTTCCTCGCTTCCTGAGTGAATTTAAGGAATCAACATATCTAGGGATAACAGAGAGTTTAGTTGGTCTCTTCCAAAATTCAAGAACCATTCGGAATGCCTTCCACAAAAAACTCAATAGGACCATCGATGCCATAATTATCAAAAGTGAACTAATTTCCTATACAAACTTATTCAAGCATAATCTTCCTAGATCCAACGGAGTACCTTGGGATTGTTCGGCCAGTCATGCAGATATGTTGAGGAGTGATTCGTGGGGAATAGAAATAATTGGTGCAACAGTTCCTCATCCAATAGAATTGCTAAGCAACTTCGAGCGGACTACTGGTACTTGCACTCTTTGCACATCTGATTATCCAAAGACCTTATTTGTGAGTCTGTTGATTCCCAATGGCCTATGTCAAGTTTGGAATTCCCGAGGCCCCTATCCTGCTTACTTGGGATCTAGAACCTCTGAGTCCACTAGTGTGATTAGTCCTTGGGAACGGACAACCAATATCCCTCTCATAGATAGAGCAGCAAGAATAAGAAGTGCCATCGGTTGGTTCATCTCTCCAAACTCTAATTTGGCCAAAAGTATTTACAACAATTTGAGGTCATTAACGGGGGAGAATTGGGGCGGCACCGTTGAGGGATACAAGAGAACTGGATCAGCTCTTCATCGTTTCTCATGTTCCCGCCAAAGCAATGGGGGATTTGCTGCCCAGAGTCCAGTTAATTTAACCAGAATAGTTACGACAACCAGCACTCTGCAGGAAATTAGTGAGGTGAATTATGACTTTATGTTCCAATCATGCATAATTTTCTCCCAAATAACTGCAGGAGAGATCCACAAAGACAATTGCAATCATGGCTTCTATCACTTCCACATCTCTTGTAATCATTGCTTAAGAGAAATTTCAGAGCCTAATCTTGAATCACCAACAGAGTATCTTCCAAAAGATGTCAGTGGCATATTGGCTAGTTGGAAACCAGATGAGACACCGTGGTCAAAAGAGAAGCCTATATTACATCTTTCACTATCCGATTGGGAGTCCATTTCGGATTTTAAGAAATCCTTCTTTATCGGTTTAGCAGAAGGTTTCTTATTTGGAGAAAAAATTCTAAATAATCTAGGAGGAATTACAACTAACTCTCTTTTCCCGTTGTCCGTTGGAAAGAAAGTCGAACCCCAAAATTACATAAAAGGAGTTCTGGAAGGACTCATGAGATCCAGTTCGTTATCTGTATTATACCGCTGGTCTGTAGCGACTCTAAATAGACCTCAATCAGCGGTAGTAGGAGGTGTGTGTCATTTGATTGACATCATTGCAGGTGACACATCATTCCAAAACCTCCTAAGATTTCCAAGGTTCTTAGATGAGATGACATCTATCCCGCATCACACACCTCCTTCATACCCTCTCAAAGGAGTCGAATTGGGAGAATTAGGGAGGAATTATATGGAGTTCTTCTATCTTAAGATGATTGCTCAATATCGCTCCAAATGGTGTAGGTCAGAAGCATGGGTCTTTTCCGACATGAGTGATTTGACGATTACGGGACTTTTGGGCGTTTCAGGGGAAGTTCTACAATTATTATACTCTAGAAAAATTACAACAGAAACAAAGAACAAACTGCGCAGTCTCAGAGATCTTATTTCTACAATAAGATCCGATGATCCTTCACTTGAGCTGCCTTCACTAGCACCTTTTATCCAGAACCTCTCCTTTTCGGATCAAGAGGTGAGACACGCAGCGAAATGTATATCACCTAATCTCCAGGCAAGTCCTCTTTTGAATTCTCAGCCAACAAAATGGACAAAAGAAATATGTGGATCAATAACGTCCCAAACAGTGGATTATACATCTACTCATCAGTTTTTGAACCCTGACTTCGAAATACCCAGAGTGCAATGCCCTCTCATATCAGGGCTCAGACAATTCCAGTGTGCAACTGGAGCCCATTATAAGGTTAGATCTATTATTGCCAAATTGAATATACGGTATAGAGACGCAATCGTGGGAGGTGATGGTTCAGGTGGACTTGGATCTATGGTTTTAAGGCAGAATAATAAGACAAGACTAATTTTTAATAGCCTTCTGGAGTTGGACAATGTGAACCTCAAGGGTTCTAATCCCTCTCCTCCAGCCGCAATCTATATGGTTAAAGAAATACGAGATAGGTGCATAAATTTAAAAGACGCATGGAGGAATCCAAGTGATTTGAGCTTAACGGAGACTTGGGATTATTTTGCTGAATTGATTACCCGACGGAACTTACATATAAATTTTATAGTCTTGGATATGGAATGCAGAGACATCGCAATAAACCATAAAATTGAAAGAAACCTGATAAACTTCATCTATCGATTAGAATTAACTGATGTGACAGTAATATATAAAACCTATGGAGCATATCTCATCGATCCTACTGTGTCCCCTCTCTTGTCATTGGGGAAGTATTTCTCAGATGTAAAAATGGTCACAACACAGTTTTCTTCTTCATTTTCCTCTGAAGTCTATCTTGTCTTGTCAAAACTTATCGTAATCCAGGTAACTCTATTCTATCCAGACTGGCTTCAAGTAGAGGAGTTCATAAGAAGATTACCGGTATTATCAGAAGTTCAAGATGAACTAAACAGAGCGATATCATTAAAATCATTGGATCTACTTCAAGGAGTGCCAAGTAATTACCACCCTGATGAATTAGTCGAACTGGTCAACCTCCTCCAACACCTAGGAGTACTATCTGGCACTAGCGTCCAAATTTCCCAAGTAGTTACAAATAAGGCTCGAGTTGATAGGAGTGAAAATGAATTACTCGTACTACTAATCTCCTCGGTTTCATCAATATTGGATCTTAATACAAAGCCAATCAATTGTCCTCGTCCTCCATCTGATGAAACAGTTTCGAATTTAGGATCTTTATTTACCGGAATAAGTCTATTCCTGAGCTGGGCTAATGAAGATCAATCCATGTTCCTTCATGCCAATAAAATCATTCGGCATGGATTCCCATTCAATTGGACTTCAACATTGGAAGGCAGAAGATGGGATAAAATTGTATCCTTAAGATATCCACTCAGAGTTAAGAAATATCTATATCTTGACCATAAAATGGCATTAATTGGGCAAATCATCCGCAACCTCAGCAGAGTCTTTCCAGCCAAACTCCCAAGTTTCGATTCCGTAGTAACAGCAAGTCTCCTCAAAACAATTGACAAAAGACTCGATCGAAACATCTTCGAGAGACAAACATCCTTCCTAAGCTGTTTATGTGATGGGACATCTATGGACTTGGAAGGCTCCAAGTACGCATGTACCGATCTATTTAATCCAACAATTGCTGTATCCGACATCTAAATCATCAAATCCTAATCATCCAATTTTAACCACAACCAAACTATATCAAACAGAAAATCACCAAAAAAAACTAGTTACATGAAAAAAACGAAGAATAAGACAAGCCTAAAACTTCCACAGAAAGAAAAGTTCGAAAGAAACCCACAATGGCAACCAACTTGATAGTAGTTGTATTTGTGTGTCTGTCTTTGTTGCGC